AATACTGATAATTCCATCTTTTTTATAAAACCAAAGTGTTCCGCATTCGAACTGAATGAACTTCAAGAACAAGTTAAAGGATATATCGAGGTTTATCCTTTGAGGATTCCTGGTCATATCGTTTTAGTCAATGAAGAGGGATTGATACACAATATGGAGTTCAATTACCTAGCAAATAGAATCTTTGGAATGAAGGCAGTAGGACCGGTTATGATATGTCCTGAATCTATATTCGAATGAGGTGTTGGTGTGTCTAAACTAAAAGATATCAATATAGAACTAGAGCGACTGCGGTCGCTTTTTTCGTCCGTTGATGAAACCAAAACTCAACTGGTAGATAACCTACTTGAACAAGCTGCTTTCATGAAGGTTGAACTTGGAATTCTTCAAGAGCAAATCAGAAAGCATGGCGCAGTTCAAGTCTCAAATAAAGGTGCTCAAAGACAGACAGAAGCTGCTAAATATTATACTAAACTTATTAATTCATATGGAACAGTCATCAAAACACTAAACTCAATCATGGGTAAGAATGTTATTGATGGTGATGATGCATTTGATGAGTTTCTTAAGAAAGCAAATATCTGATGAACTATCTAGTTGAATATTATCATCAGATAGAAGCTGGAAACATTCTAGTTGGTGAGGAATTAAAAAAACAGCTAGATATCTTGCTTCAGGATTTGAATAACCCGAGGTATGTATTTGATGAAAATCATGGGAATCTTCGAATTGATTTTATAGAAACCTTTTGTAAACACACAAAGTCACCATTTAATGGTCAACCGTTTATACTTGAACTTTGGGAGAAAGCAATTATCCAGGTGGCATATGGATTCAAATTGAAGGATTCTGGTTTACGAAGATTCAATGAAGTCATACTACTGGTTGCTCGTAAGAACGGAAAGACCACCTTTATCGCTGGTATTGATCTTGCTGAGTTCTTTTTATCAAAAGGTGGTGTTGACATCGTATGTGCTTCAAACACGAGTGAGCAAGCGAACATTCTCTTTGAGGAAATCAACAACATGCGAGAGCAATCTCCCGCACTATCCAATGAGAAACGCAGTAAAAAGAATGTATTCTTCATCTATTCTCCAAAAACAAAAAATAAAATCAAGAAGTTATCAGCTCAAAGTAGAAATAAAGATGGTTATAACATTGAAGTCGGTTGCATTGACGAGGTTCATGAAATGACTGATTCAAAGGTATATGATGCGATTAAGCAAAGTCAATCTACCAAGAAAGAACCATTAATTTTTATCATCACAACCGAAGGAACCACGGTGGGTGGATTCCTTGATAACAAATTAGACTATGCAAGAAAGATGCTAAAAGGTGAAATAACCGATGAACGAGTTCTTCCTTGGTTATATACCCAAGACAATACTCAGGAAATATATGACGATTCCAGGAATTGGCAGAAATCAAATCCGAGTATAGGCGTAGTGAAACTGACTTCATATTTGGAAGATGTCATGAATAAATCGAAGAATGATCATTCAACAAGAGTTACGATGTTATGTAAAGATTTTAATATTAAACAAGTTGATCAAGGTGCATGGCTGTCTTTTGATGACTTAAACAACGAAGCTAAATATGAGTTAAACTCACTCAAGAACTCCTATGCTATCGGTGGAGTAGATTTATCATCAACTACCGATTTAACTGCAGCTGTTCTAGTCATTCAGAAAAAAGATGACAACAAGAAGTATGTTTTAGCACATTTCTTTATGCCAAGCGATGTTGTTAAGAAACGTATGGAAGAAGATAATGTCCCGTATGATATCTGGATTAAACGAGGGTTCATCACACTCACAGAAGGAAGCCAGAACGATTTCTCATTGGTAACTCAGTGGTTCATGAAGATGATTCAAGAACATCAAATTAGACCTCTTTGGGTAGGATTTGATCCCTGGAATTCTCAATATTGGATTAAAGAGATGGAAGACTTAGGATTTAATATGGAAAAGGTTCGTCAAGGTGTGTACTCTTTATCAGAGCCAATGAAACAACTGGAAGCAGATCTAAAAAATAAGCTGATCAACTATGACAACAATCCAATCTTAAAATGGTGTTTATCTAACACGCAAGCTAAAGTAGACTTAAATGGCAATATTCAACCTTCAAAACTCAACTCCAAGTACAAGCGAATTGATGGAACAGTAGCACTAATAATCGCTTATGCTGTCTTAAATAGGTATAAGATAGATTACGAAAACATGCTATAATTTATTTAGGTGATTTAGATGAACATTAATGATATTGAAGAAAAAATTAAAATGATTTCTAAGTTTTTAAGTAAAGAAAACATCGATGAAAACTATGAGAATATAAAGAATATAGTTAGTGATATAATCACACCGACTTTAGTATCTCATGTTGAAATTACTAGGATGTTTCTTTTTAGAGCAAGAAAACTAAGTGGTATCCCTAATTTTGATAACTTATCAATGCATGATATTTTGCTACCACCGGAAAATATAACTGAGATTGGTAGAGGAAACTTGAAAAATAAACCTGTGTTATATTGTGCGCTAGATCCGGTTACTGCTATTCATGAAGTTGAAATAAAAGAAGAGGATTATTTTCTACTTGGTTGTTTTGAGTTGCTCGAAAATCACATAGATTCAGAGCAAGAAAAAACAGCAGTTATCGGCATAACAAAAACCGATAGCAAAGATGATCCTCTAGATAGGATTGCATATGGTATTACATCCAATTTTCTATATACTGAGTTTACAAGAGAGATAACAGAATGGAATAAAAACAGGTATTATGTGACAAACGCTATTGTCGATCATCTTTTTAACAAACTCAATTACAGAAGTATCATTTATCCTTCGGTTATTAATAATGAAAGAAAAAATATATTATTAAGTCGAGAATCATCCTCGGATAGAATAGCATTTTATTATATGTATGTTTGTAAAATTATGGAAATTGGCAACAATCAATTTAAGGCTTATATATACAAAAGTTTAGATCAAGTTGAAACTATCGGGGAACTTAAATGGAGAAATCTTGATAACACTAGAGTCTTCACATATAAAAGTGAAGGACCTCATGATCAGGTTGAAGTTTTGAAACATCATATGTGCAATCATTTTGAATAAATCATAAAGGAGGGATTAGGTTGGGCATTTTTATTAGAAAGAAAAGGGAGGGTTCAACAAATACCTTCCAGTTATTAAATCAAAACAATACCTTCTTCACTCCATTTGGAAATAATATCTCAAAAAGTGATGTGGTCAAGATATGTATTGATCGTGTGGCGAGCCAGTGTGCAAAACTCAAACCAAGATACATTAAAACTGAAGCAGACAAGACAGTGACCGAAAAACAAGGTCGGCTGTCTTTTTTATTGAAACACCAACCTAACCCACTCATGACACCATACGATTTCATCTATAAAGTGATTACGGTGTTGATGTTAAATGATAACGCATTTGTTTATCCGATGTTTGATTCGGTGAATGGTGGACTTAAAGCACTCTATCCACTCCGACCAATTTTGGTAGAAGCTGTAGTAGATAATGCTGATGGTTATTACTTGAAGTTCTACTTCGAGGATGGCCAACAATTTATGCTACCTTATGAGAACGTCATCCACTTGAGGAAGTACTTTGCTTCCAATGACATCTTTGGTGGGAACGGATCATCAGGCGACCATGAAGCGATCCTAAAAACCATCTCAATCAATGAGAATGTGCTTCAAGGTATCGATAACGCAGTCAGATCATCTATGCAGATTAAAGGGATCATCAAAATGAATGGGATGCTTTCGGAAGCTGATAAGAAGAAACAAAGAGAGCTCTTTGATTTGGCACTCAACGATTCTATCAGTACTAAAGGAAGCTCCATCATCCCCATTGATTTAAAGTCGGAATATGTACCTTTAACAGTAGATCCTAAGTTGATCGACAAAGAAACACTCGAATTCTTACAATCCAAGATACTTGATTATTTTGGCGTATCGGCACCAATCTTCGCAAACAAATATAGTGAAGAAGACTTCAACTCGTTTTATGAGTCAACCATTGAGCCTCTAGCCATACAGCTATCAGAGGCTTTTTCTTTGGGACTGCTCACCGAAAATGAGTTAACTCGTGGTGAAGAAATTATTTTCTATAGTGAACGATTGCAGTATGCAAGCTGGAATACAAAAGTGAGTGCCATCGAAAAACTGATGAGCCTAGGGATCATGACCTTAAATGAATCCAGAGCTTTGCTTGGACTAGAACCTATTGTGGGTGGGAACAAGCGACTGCAATCGCTCAACTTTGTGGATGCGGATAAGGCAAACAAATACCAAGTTGGTGAGGAGAACAAAGATGAAGGTAACAGTTAATGGAACGATATCAAAAGAAGCACTCAAAGTGATTCTAGAAACGCAGAAAGCAAAATCACAAATTATCGATGAGTTTTGCAAAGAGAATAAGATTACAACTTTTCACTACAAGGATTCAGAACTTGAATACACCCTTGAAGGAAAACCTAACAAACCAAAAATAGAGGTGAGAACCAATGATTAAAGAGACAAGACTTGCGGATGTTAAGTTTGAAGAAGCAGAAGGTAAGATGACCCTAGAAGGTTATGCGATTGTGTTCAACCAGGAAACACTCATCGGAAATGAAGAGTACGGCTTCGTTGAATCTATCGACCATCGAGCATTGCAAAACACTCAGATGAAAGATGTCCCAATGAAATACAACCATATGGATTCTTTCCTTATTATCGCTCGTACAAAGAATAAGTCACTGACACTATCTGTCGATAACATTGGGCTAAAAGTAAAAGCTGAATTAGTCGACACCCAATCGAACCAAGACATCTACAAGATGGTCCGCAGTGGCCTACTTGATAAGATGAGTTTTGCTTTCACAGTTGAAGAACAGTCCTGGAATAAAGAAGGCAAAATACCTAAACGTACCATCACTAAAATCGGAAAGCTCTATGATGTCTCAGTGGTAGACACACCAGCTTACGATTCAACTAGTATATATGCTCGTTCTTTGGAGTCTATGGATGTAGAACTAAAGGCTATGGAGTTAGAAGAGCGGAAACAGCATGTTGAAGTGATGAAAAAGAAGATCCGTATCAAAACAAACTACTAAATCAAAAGGAGAAAAATCATGAATTTAGAAAAAAGACGTAAAGAAATTGAAATGCGTTTAACTGAGATTCGCTCACTTGTTGAAGCGGAATCAGATGTCACAAAATTGGAAGCATTCGATACTGAATGCAATGCCCTACAAGAGGAACGCTCTGTCATCGATAAAAAGATGATGATTGCTTCCAAAGTCGAAGTCAAACCGATTGTCATTGATACACGCACAGACAATAAGGAAACCCTAGAACTACGCGGTAAACAGCTCCGTGAGAATCGAGTTATCCAAGTATCCAGTTCGGAAGTTTTGGTTCCTGAAACCGTATCAAACAACCTCGCACCAGTTCCATATGCACAAGTATCCACTCTTGTTGATAAAGTCAATATCATCAATCTCAACGGTGGTGAAACCTAC